TAAGGTTTCTCTCCTTAGCTTCTGCTCTATGAATCTCACTCCTATACACGGGTGAATATGCGCGTTTCATTGCAGCTACAACAAGATCACGAAAGAAAAAGAAAACTGAGCCATCCAGCTTGTTAGCGTCAGTATTGACGCTGTATGTGGCCCCTTTTGCCTTTTCATGCAATCGCTGTGATATTACAGTCGGGTGGTTTCCGAACGCGTACCAATGGCATTCCTTCATAACTTTCTTCACAAACTGAGTACCAAATTGGCTCATAACAAAGTTATGTGCCATGGAACACGTTGTGATGTTACGTGGGTGCACAATTTTCGGGTAGGCTTCCGCCTTTTGGAATGAGCGAATTACGTTCTTCCCGAACATAAATCTTTTGCTCTCTGCAAAAGTGCTCGTTGCGTGGGTCGATCAAATTGTTCCTCCATCTCATCATAGTCTTTGGGTACTAAAGTGCCTGCCAATCGGTCGGGCACAAGTCGCACCAAGAACTCTTCAAGATATTGTTGGACAATAGGAGGTAAGGTCGGCTCACGATTCCTAGGCTCGAGTATTCTACCTTCAATGCACGCGGTGTCATTGTTATATGACTTGGCCGGCGAGAACGTGGCTAAACAATAGCCCGGCCAAATTGCGCGCATGGACGCTTTTCCGTCTTCGGTGACAAGTGGACTGACTGCTTGGTAAGTATGCCTGTCTACCTGTTTAACACAAGTGCTGACGTGCGATGTTCGTGCGTCAAATACTTCTGGCGCTGTCTTGAAGATGTCAATAAACAACGCTGCTCCAAAAACGGGATCGGGTACACCGTACGAATTAAAGATGCGCTCAATATCTGATATGTGTGGTGTCTTGGCCTCGCGTGCTCTGATCACACTTGCTGCCAAAACGTTAGATCTGATATTGATTGCATCACACGTACCGGCCTTCGCGAATGAATGCATTGCGACGGACGACCCGTCCTTTTCGTGCGCTAAGTATTGAGTGCAAGCAATTCCTGATGTTACTAACTGCCTGCGGCGGAGTGTACGTCCCTCAACTAACCAAGACGCAGGGCCATAGACCTTGCGGATTGGATTGAGGAAGATAACTCTACGGTCAGCAGTCACTTCGAGTTGCTCAACTAGATACACAACGCTACAAAGCCAATTCGATACGAC